GCAGATACCAAAATGAAACATAATGGATATATATATCAAGCCACTAATTGGATATATACAGGGTTAAGTGCAAAAGCAACAGACAAAAAAATAAAAGGTAGTAATAAACACGGTAGACATAATAATATATATGAAAAAGGTGGAGAATTTGAATTAGTTGAAAGAAGCAGAAAACATAGATACATTTATTTTACAGGTAATAAAAGAAATAAAACAAAATGGCTTAAAGAATTAAATTACAAAATAGAAGCTTACCCAAAAGGACAGAACGAAAGGTACGACTCTAGCTATAAACCAACAATACAAACACAACTTTTTTAATATGAAAATAACAAAGGTAAAAATATCAGAACTTAAACAAGCTGAATATAATCCTAGAAGAATGACCAACAAACAATATGAGGACTTGAAAAACTCATTAGAAAAGTTTGGTTGTACTATTCCAATAGTAATAAATGCAGACAGCACAATAGTTGGTGGTCATCAAAGGGTAAGGATAATGAGAGAACTTGGTGCAGAGTTTGTTCCAGCAGTTAGAGTAAACCTATCAAAAGAAGATGAAAGGGAATTAAATATAAGATTAAATAAGAACACAGGAGAGTTTGATTTAGATATACTAGCTAACAATTTTGATATTGATGAGTTAAAAGATTGGGGTTTTAAAGATGTAGAACTTGGTTTTAATATAGATAAAATAGTAGAGGGTAATATTGAAGATGACCATATACCAGAAGTAAAAGAAAGCAGAGTTAAATTAGGTGATGTTTGGCAATTAGGGAAACATAGATTAATGTGTGGAGATAGCACAAAAGAAAGTGATGTTAATAAACTAATGAATGGAGATAAAGCAGATATGGTATTCACAGACCCTCCTTATGGTGTGAGCTATACAGGTGGTGTTATACACGGAAACAAAATAAATAAAAATCATAAAAGAGAAATGTTAAAAAATGATGAAGTAAATATTTATTCTAAATTTATTAAATTAATACCATTAATAATTGATGAGGGTGCAATATATATATTTTATGCTACTAAATTTTCTTATGAAATTTATAAACCATTAAAAGAAAATAACATAGATGTAATGAGCGTTTTAGCTTGGATTAAAATAAATACAGGATATGCTGATATGAATAGCCATTATAAAAACAGATATGAGCCATTTGTTTATTGTAAAGCAGGAAGCAAAACAAATTTTATAGGAGATACAACAGAGAACACAACTTGGGAAATAAAAAAAGAAAGAATTAATAAATTACACCCAACACAAAAACCAACCGAATTATGTGTTAGAGCAATTAAAAATCATAAAGCAGATATAGTAGCTGATTTGTTTCTTGGTAGTGGAGCAACATTAATAGCTTGTGAAAAAACTAACAGGACTTGTTATGGAATGGAATTAGATACTAAATATTGTGATGTAATTATAGAAAGATGGGAACAGTTTACAGGACAAAAAGCAAAAAAAATATAAATTAAATTTAATAAAATGGGCAAAAAAGAACGCAACCTAAAGAAAGAAACATTACTTGAAGCATTAGAGAATGGCTTGGGTATAGTATCAACAGCTTGTAATAGGACAGGCATAAGTAGAAGTAGCTTCTATAAATGGTATCACGAAGATGAAGAATTTAGAAAGAAAGTAGATGATATAGACAATGTGAAATTAGACTATGTAGAAACAAAGCTATTTAAGAACATAGAAAATGAGAAAGAAAAAAGTATCATATTCTATCTTCAACACAAAGGACATAAAAGGGGATATGTACAAAAGCAGAGTATAAACCTAACTTCTAATGAAGAAGATATTAAGAAAATAGAAATTGAAATTATTAAACCTAAAGGGAACAGTAGTTCTGGAGAAAAATCTTAATGCTAGTACAAGGATTGTAGTTAATCAGGGTGGAACAAGAAGCAGTAAGACATATAGTTTAGCACAATTAATAATACTTAAAGCATTACAATCAAAGGGAAAGGTATATACTATTTGTCGTAAGACATTACCTGCCCTTAAATCTAGTGCCTACCGAGATTTCTTTTCTATACTAGAAAGCCATAACCTTTATAATCCTGACAGGCATAATAAGTCCGACCTTACTTATAAACTTAATGACAATCTAATAGAGTTTATTTCTGTGGATATGCCAGATAAAGTACGTGGTAGGCAGAGAGCCGTACTATGGATGAATGAAGCAACGGAATTTAGTATGGAAGATTTTGTTCAACTGTCGCTTAGATGTACTGAAAGCATTTATTTAGACTTCAATCCCTCAGACCCTTATTCTTGGATATATGACAAAGTGATGAATAGAGATGATTGTACATTTATTAAATCTACCTATTTAGACAATCCCTTTTTGCCTGAAGAAACAATTAAAGAAATTGAAAGGCTTAGGAATTTAGATAGTAACTATTGGACAATATATGGATTGGGGGATATGGCACAACCTACTGAAACTATCTTTAGACAATTTGAGATAGCTAATAGTGTTCCAGAAGAAGCAACTCTAATCGCTTTAGGAATGGACTTTGGTTATTCTAATGACCCAACAGCAATAGCAGAAGTATATAAGTTAAATGATGATTTGTACATTAACGAATTATTATATAGCAAAGGCTTAACTAATCAGGACATAGCACAAAAGCTAAGGGAGTTTAATATAACTAGACAGACAGAGATAATCGGAGATAGTGCAGAACCTAAATCAATAGAAGAAATACATAGATTGGGCTTTAATATTAAGGGTGCTAAAAAGGGTGCTGATAGTATCAATATGGGAATAGACGTTTTAAGACGTTTTAAGCTACATATAACAAAGAATAGTATTAACGCTATCAATGAGTTTAAATACTACAAATGGCTAGTGGATAAGAACGGACACGTTATAAATAAACCAGCTACAAATCAACAAGACCATTTACTAGACGCAATTAGGTACGTAGCTTTAAACAAACTGACTACTAATTATAGTGGCAAGTATTATATATTATGAACAAAATGCTAACAATTATATTTATATAAAATGGGAGTAAAACAAATCCAAGTACAGATTCCTACTGAATGGAAAGATGTAACAATAGAAATTTATCAAAAGTATTTTACTATTGTAAATTCAGGAAAAAAGGAACAGGAAAAAGAATTAGAAATAATTAGTTTACTATGTAGGCTTGAAAAAGATGTAGTTAAAAAGATTGATGTAAAACAAAAAAGGGAATTAACATCAAAGCTATCTACATTTGTTAATAAAAGACTACCTAAAAAACTAAAAAAGAAAATAAAGTTCAATGGAAAAAGATATGGCTTTATTCCTAATTTAAGTAAGATAAGCACAGGAGAGTATGTAGATATAGAAGAATACTGTAAGGACACTAATAATAATCTACATAAGATTATGAGCATATTATATAGAGAGATAGATAAAGAGAAGTACGATTTGTATAATGTGAAACCCTACAACCCTGATGAGATTAAGGAAGAAGATTTTAAAAAGCTTCCAATGGATATAACCTTAGGTGCGTTAGATTTTTTTTTGTCTTTAGGAAAGGACTTACTGCAAGATTTAAACAGTTATTTGATGACTCAGGAGAAAGTAATGAAGGAAGAAGTTTATCAAGCAAGTGGGGGTGGTACAATATAATCTTCGGATTATGCAATGAAAATATATTAAATATAGAAGCAATAACAAAGCTAGAAATAACATTAGTGCTAACATATTTAAGTTACCAACAAGATAAAATAGGAATAGAAAAAAGTAATTATAATAAATTTAAAAAATGATAACCTATAAAAATATAGTAGATGATTTCAATACCATAGCTACTAATCATTATTTGATTAATTCATTTCATAGTGCTATGCTAGATGAAGTGGATATAGATAAGATGGATTTAACAAATTTTCCTATCCTTTATATTGAGCCAGGTGCAACAACAATAGAGCAAGGAATGTTAACCTATACATTTACTGTGTTTACAATCTCATTAATTAAAGAAGATTTAACAGACAGGAATGTAGTATGGACGGATATGCTACAAATTATGCAAGATGTTATAGCAGAGTTTAAACAAAACCTATCGCTACAAACATCAGGTGGAGATAGTGGAAAGAAATATAGTTATGTTCCAGATGAGGTGGTATTAGATATGCCTATTAGTGCAGAGCCATTTACAGCTAGATTTTCTAATATGCTTACAGGTTGGTCTGCTGAATTTTCATTACAAGTTAATAATGCTAACTCACTATGCAACGCACCTATTGAGCCTAGCGATGAAAACCCTAATACATAATGAGATTACAATTTAGAAATCCCGTAACAGGAAAGTTTGTAAAGGGCGACACAACAAACCTAGATAAAGTATTTACTAAATTTGGTAGCAATGTAATTCAACAAGCTAGACAAATACTAAGTAAAAATGATAAAGGGTCATCAAGGCTATCTAGCAATTTAAGTTATAACCTAAAAACACATAAATCAGGTCTATCTTTTTCTCTTGACTTTGGTAGTTCTAGTGACTATTGGGAATATGTAGATGAGGGTGTGCAAGGAGTAGGTGGATTTAAAGGTAAGGGTAAAGCAAGGGGGTCTGGTAGTAAGTTTAGATTTAAGTATGCTAATCCAGGTGGTAAATTAGTTAAAGCTTTAAAGAATTGGAAAGGATTAGGAAGCAAAAATGTTTGGGCTGTTGGGTATTCTATAAAACAAAAAGGGTTAACTAGAACACAGTTTATAACCAAACCAATAAAAGAACAATATAAAAAACTACCAAATGATTTAACAAAAGCGTTTGCTTTAGATATAGAAAATTTATTAGATAAAGCAATACCTAAAAAAATAAAAGCATAATGGCATTTACAATAGAACAAAAACCGAGTTTATTATCAGCAGCTAATTCACCATTAGTATATGTTATTAAAGAATCTAGTAGTGGCACTTATAATGCACCAAAATTTAGATATATATTAAAGCTATATATTGATGGTAGTAGTGATGAAGCAGCTATATTAAAGATACATAAAAATCAAACATTTGTAGGAATATTTGATATAAGTCATATCATTAGAACTTATGTTTCTACAACGTTAACAAATAGTAATGACACGACCTATTCCATACATAGTTTAGGGATTGATGAAACAGCAAAACCATTTGGTAAAAACGTTGCACAAATAGTAAAGGTAACCGCAAAAGCGTTATATGAAAAAGCAACATCAGCAGAAACATCTCCTGTTGAAGAAACTTCTGCGATTGTAACAGCAGATAGTTATGTAATACCAGCAACTACTCCATTTACTAAAACAGCTACTAATGTAGGGGGCTTAGATGAGAATGGTACTAACTTTCCTTTAACTTATTTTATGAATAGTGATAGTGCTGAAGATAGTTATAGCTTTTTTACTAATGCACCTACTGTTCAATTTGTTAGAGGTAGTAGCACAAGTGCAGATAATTTAGACCAATTAACATTATGCTTTAAACAAGGCGATAGTGCTTCTAGTAGCTTAATAAATCAGGGCGACAAATTAGAGTATATGTTTGTTGAATATTATAATGCGTCAGGCGTTATTATAGGCTCTGCTCAATCCTTTGCTAACAGTAATGCTAATGGTGGTGCAACTGCTGCTCAAGCAGATACTACACAAGAATCTATACTATACTTTGGTTGTGGAACTAAAAACCTAGAAACACAAACTCTAAATACCTCAGCTAATCCTAGCGACTTTGCAGATTGGGCTTACTATAGAATATATGGAAGCACAAGTAGTAGCTCAGGAGATAGGTGTACTAAATACTATTATTTTTATAGATATGGTAGTGGCGCAACAGTAGACGATAGACACCAATCTTGTACTAGATATGATAATGTTAGATTGGCTTGGGTAAATAGATTAGGTGGTTGGGATTATATGAATTTTAGAGGTAAATCTAAAACAACAGTAGATATACAAAGTAGTGAAATAGAGAGCGTTCCAGGAACTTGGGATAGTGCTACGTTTAATTACAACAGTTGGGATAGAGGTAAAAAAACACTATTTAAAACAGCTACTAAAAAGATGACTATAAATAGTGATTGGCTAAATGAAGATGAAGCTGTTTGGTTAGAGGAATTATTTACATCTGATGAAGTACAAATCTTAAATGATGACTATACTATTGTTGACGCTGTTGTAGTAACAAACAAAAATTACACCAAAAAAACAAGCATAAATGATAAGATAAAAATTCAATACACAATCAATTTAGAATACGCTAACAAAGTAAGGACAAACAACTAATGAATGTAAGACTAATAGCATTTAGACCAGCAACAACTAGTGATAGTTCTGATACACAATATGAATTAGATTTATCAGAAGCACCTAGTATTGTAGCTAACTATAATTGGATTGATATTAAAGAGCCTGAAAAAAAAACAGGTAGCTTTAGTCAAACTATTAAACTTCCTTTTTCTGAAAGAAATAATACTTTTTTTGAAAATTGGTTTGATGTTAATTTAGATGATATAGTATTTAATACTGACACTAAATTTACTGCAACCATCTTTGTAGATACCATAGAACAGTTAAAAGGTTTTATACAATTAAAAGCCATATATCTAAATGCTAGGCAATATGAGGTGGTGGTGTTTGGTAATACAGCAGACTTCTTTACTGCTATAAAAGGAAAAAAATTAAGAGAGGCTTTTACCTCAATGAATGGTGCTGCTGATGAACAATTAGACCATCTCCTAACCTCGCAAAATGTTGTTAATAGTTGGACAACAGGATTGACTACAACAGGAACTAATCCTGTTAGTGGGTCTAGCACAAGTAATGATGTTATGTACCCTATTATAGATTATGGGCATAATCAATTCCCACTAGGAGAGGGTATATTTATGGATTCTGAGGCATTTATTTCACAATATGGTAACGTGGGAAACCAAGACGCTCTTGATGCTGCTGCTGCAGTAGGGTTGATAAGTGCAGCAGAATTAAAGCCCTCTATACGCATACAAAGATTATTACAAATAATAGCACAGAAAGCAGGGTACACTATTACAAGTACATTTCTAGGAATTAATCAAGATGGTACGCTAACAGATACTCAATTCTTCAGTAGGTTATTTATGACTTTAGCTAATCAATTTGAGAGAGTTAAGACTTATTTTGATGGATTTGGTTTTCAAGTATCTATGGCAGGTGCAGTTACTCAAAATGTTTATGGTGGAAGCTTCACTTCAGGTGGTGCTGATGTAGACGAATGGCCGATACAGGTAATACAAGAGCTAGGGTTTACAAATGAATCAGACCCCAATTTTGACCCATACAATATGTTCAGTATAAATTCAGAAACAATTAACGGAACAACAGTACAGCTAAACACTATTGCTATACCTACTGAAGCACAAGCAGGTGGTATAGGCATACCAGAGGGGTACGATTATGTAGCTACGGGATTGTACGCAGAGTTTAATTTTGATTTACCTCAAACATATACAGATAGTAGTACAGGCACAGAAAATTTATATTCAATAACAGTCCAATTACAAGTTAATGTACAAGAATGGGGGCAATCAAATAATTGGGGTTGGGGTACAGTATTAGAGAATGAATGGGTTGTTGCTGGGTCTGGTATTAGTTCTTCTGACCTTGAGGATTTAGAGTTGTCAGGTAGCTTTCAATTAACTCCCGTTGCACCAGGTAATGATTATAATTTTAGGTTAAAGTTTACAGGTAATACAACTTGGGCTGGTGGAAACTTAGTAGATGAGTTAGATTACTTTAGTATAACAGTAAATAGTGGTATGATAAAAACCACTAACACAGGGCTTGTTGGTTATACGCTAGGTAGTTATGGTCAACAAGTTGTTATGGCAGAAAATATGCCTGACCTTAACCAATCGGATTTCGTTAAAGACCTAATGACCAGATTTAATTTAGTTGTTTTAAATGACCCTAATAATGATAACAATTTAATAATAGAGCCTTATCAAGATTATATAAATTCAGGTACTACTCAATATTGGACGGATAAGCTAGATGTATCTAAAGAGCAAGTTGTTAAATCAACTAATGACCTACAAAAAAAAGAGTATTTATTTCAAGATAAAAAAGGGGCTAAAGACCATATGGGAGAAAGGTATGAAAGAGAAAGAGAGTTTGTTTATGGTCATTTCAAAAAAGAAGGGGGCGAATTTGCTTCTGGAGATGAGAAAACATTTAGTATATATTCTCCATTTATAACAACAGGCATAAGAAAGCAAGGTCCAGAGCCTTATCAATATGGTAGCAATAGTGATTTTCCTGTTGCAATATGTCAATGGTATCAATTAAATAGCACAGGAGATGTAGGCTCAGAAACATTTAGAGATAAGATTACAGATGGCATTCCTAGATTGTTTTATTATAGTGGAACGCCCGTAGACATTAGTGGTTATTGGAGTACGTTGACTAACTCTGAAATAAATTTTGAAATATACGCCCCAGGCGTAGGGGGTGGTGGCACTTTAACAAATAATACGTTTCCTTTATGTACTGCTTACAATTTAGATAACTTAAATACAGGAATAGTTGCTGCAACAAAACAACTATTATGGGGTCAAATATTACCTCAATTTAATTTTCCCTGGTTTGTTAATAATGTCTTTGGAAGCGTTATAACAGAACACGGATATTACAATGACTATTGGAGTCAATTTATGAATGAAATATACAACAAGGAAGCTAGAATAATGGAGTGTCATCTTAATTTAAGTCCTGCTGACATAGAAAAATTTGAATCAGAAGCATTTAAGAATCCTGTATATATTAAGAATACTTTGTGGAGAGTTTTAAAAATACAAAACTATTTAGTGGGTGGAAACAAATCTACGAAAGTAACCTTATTAAAAGTAATTGAAAAACTGAATTGGGATTGTGACGCCTTACCATATACATATAATAATGATGGTACTATAACTTTTGTTGACCCTGCTGACCCAACAGGTGGTGCTGTTACTATTAACAATGCGTGTTGTGAGGGAATAAATAGTGATTGGAGTTTCCAACAAACAAATGATTCAACAGGAGTTGGTACTTGTTATTGGAATCTTAACCAAGATGTAACTAATCCTGGTCTATTTTCAGCTATGTTAGATTATCCAGGAATGGCAAATAATCAAGCACCTGTAATGCTTCCATTACCTGCTATGGGTAATACAACACTAACTGCAAAAAATAAGCAGATTATAGGTCAAGTTAGTAGTGCTATATTTCAAGCAGTAACAATAGGAACTGCAACAAGTTATTTAGGCTACCAACAATCGTCAGGAACTTTAAAATTAAATCAATATACAATGGCATATTTAGAAGTTGATTTAATAGGCACAATAACTAAAGGGGCTAATACGGGAGCAATAGGTTATTTTAAATATTATACTTTACTGAGTAGAGGAATGCACTCTATTAGTCATTCAGGAACATCAGGTGGTGTGCAAGTAAGAAAAATAGAGGGTACTAATTTTCCTACTACTCCTACTATTAGCCTAACTAATGTTGATTCAACAGTAGGTAATTTATCTATGAGCATAACGTCTAGCGTTGCAAACAAAACCATAAGCTGGGTGGCTAAAGTACAAGTGCTTTCTCAAAAGTTAGTAGGTGCAGATGGCTCAGACGTATATCAAGAAATGGCTATCTATCAAAATGGTGGTGGCATATTATTTCAAAACACAGACGCTTTAATATGGAATTAATAAACTACATAGAAACAATCGGGGCTATAATGCCTAAGTCATTAAAAGCATTAAATGAATTAGAATTTGATGAAGTAAAATATGATTTTGTTACAGGAGATGAAGAATACCCTAAGACAATGAAAGACGCATTTAAAAAATTTAAAAAATTATGGAGAAGAAAACAATAGTAATAGATGCAGACGCTAAGGGTGCTGTAAGGGGTTTAAAACAAGCTCAAGATGGTGCGAAAGGGCTAACTACTGGAACTAAGGCTGCAACAATGGCTACAGGCAAATTGAGTACGGGTTTTAAAATGTTAGGAACTGCTATGAAAGCTGCTGGAATAGGGCTAATCGTAACAGCTTTTATGACGTTAAAAAATATGATGACTAGCAATATAGAATTTGCTAGAAAAATAGAGGTGGTTTGGAAACAACTAACAGCAGTATTTGCAGTAGTGGTTGATAGGGTTACTGACTTAATAAATGGTACTAGAAGTTTAACTAATGTATTTGCTGGTGCAGGTGCAGAAGCTAGGAGAGAAGCAGCAGCTATGAGAGATTTAACTCTAGCTATTCAGGGTGTGCGTGACGCAGAAAGAGAGTTAGTAGTTGAAAGGGCGAGAGCAAATTATGTAATAGCCCAAAGTAGATTACTTGCAGAAGATGAAACAAAGAGTAAAGAGGAAAGAAAGAACGCATTATTAAATGCTATAAAGGTAGAGGAAGAAGTTGCTGACAAAGAAATGGAATTAGCAGAAAGAAGAAGAAAGAATAAAGAAGATGAGATTGCTATGGGTAGGAGTAGTGAAGAAGATATGGACGAATTAGCACAGTTAGAAGCAAATGTTATTAATTTCCAAACAGCTTCACTATTAAAGAAGAAAAGAGTAGTAACAGAGGTAAATACTTTTGATAGAGAAATAGCAGCAGAAGAAAAGTCAAGGCTGAAAAGTACATCGGGTGCTGTTAAGGAAAAGACAAAATCTTATGAGGAACTACATAAGGAAATGCGTAAAGGAATTAAGGCGAATAAAGATGTAGAGGGAATTACTAAAGCTATTGCTGAGGCTCACGCATTCCATTTAGAAAAATTAAAACTAATAGAGAAAGAAGAAGAGGGCATAGAAAAGAGTAAAACAAAAAGAAGAAAAAAGAGTTTTAAAAGTAGAGAAGAAGAAATCCACGAAGAAATTAAAGAACTTAATAAGTCAAATGAAGTATTTAAAATCTATGTGGATAAACATATAGAGTTAGAAAAAAGTAGATTGGCTAATGCAAAAGAAACTGAAAAGGGTTACAAGCTGGTATTTGACGCAGAAAAAAAAGCCATAAACAAGCACGGACAAGAAGTTAAAGGGGCTTGGGTACGTATATATGATGAGCAAAGCAAAGAAACTGTTAAAAATTGGGAACAAGAAATAAAAACTAAAAACGAACAAACAGATAAAAAAATTCAAGAGCTTAAAAAAGAACTTGACGGGTTAGATGGTCTTACAAGGAAAGCACAAGCCAAAGAGGACGCGAGGGTAGAAAAGCACAATAACAAAGTAGACGAAAAATTAAAAGAACATAATAAGAAGAAAATAATAGCCCAAGAAGAATACGACCAAGCAATAAAAGAACTAAGGGAACAAGCAACTACTGAGTTGGACGCATTTCTATCAAGTGATATGGAAAAAGAAATAGCTTCTATCCAAGAAGAATTTGACAAACGTTTTGCTATGGTAAAAGGTAACGCTGAAGATGAAATAAGATTAGAAGAATGGAGAGCAGAGCAAATAGAAAATATACAAAACACACATTACAATAATGCTGTAGCTGGATTGGAAGCTAATGCTGCTGAAATAAAAGCAATAGAACAGCAAATGTTTGACCAAAAAACTTCTAATATGGAAAGGAGTTTTGCTGTTGCTTCTAGTATTACAGGGTCTTTAGAAAAGTTAGCAGCAGGAGATGTTAAAAAGCAAAAGAAATTAGCTTTATTAGGGGTTGCAATAGATACTGCTGCTGGTATTGCTTCAGCTGTTAGGGCAGCAGTTAGTGCTGCTAAATTTAGTGGTCCTGCTGCACCTGTTGTTACACCTCTTTTGATAGCTGAATTAGTAGCGTTAGTTTTGGGTGGTGTAGCACAAGCTTCATCTATATTAGCTAAAGTGCCTGGTGGTGGTGGTGGTGGTGCGCCCCCATTACAAAGTTTACAGGCTGGAATTAGTGTAGGTGGAGAGGGTGGCGTTCCTGGATTACCTGGTGAGGGCGAAGATATAGAAATACCACCTGTACAAGCATTTGTAGTGGAAAGTGATGTAACAAGTAGTCAGGCATTACAGAATGATTTAGAATTACAAGCAACGTTATAAACAATTAATAACATTTTATATTTATTAGTATGGGAAAAGAAAAACTAAAAAAAGTAGAATTAATAATAGACGAGGAAGCAGATAGATTTGGCGTTGAAGCCATTAGCCTCGTTGAGTTTCCAGCGATAGAAGAAAATTGGGTTTTTTTTAATAAAGACCAATTCTTATCATTAGCTAAATTAGATGAAGAACAAAAAACTTTAGTAGGTGCTGTTCTGATACCGAATAAGGAGATACCAAGATACGACCAAGAAAATGATGAAAAGTTTATAGTGTACTTTACTGAAGATACTATTAAACACGCTCAAGAGTTGTTTATGTCAAGTTTAAGGAACAATAACGCTACACTTGAACATAAGATACCTGTGAATGGAATGACAGTTGTAGAGAGTTGGATTAAAGAAGATAAAAAGAATGATAAATCAAATTCTTTTGGTTTTAAAAATCTTCCAATCGGAACGTGGTTTGTAAAAATGAAAGTGAATAACGATGAGATTTGGAATAGTGTGAAAGAGGGTAAAGTAAAAGGCTTTAGTATAGAGGGCTACTTTACTGACCGAATAATTGAAGCGTCAAAGCCTAAAGACATTATAGACCTAGCTGAAGAATGTACTGATTGCCCTGATGAAATAACACTAGGTAAAATAAGAGATTTAATACTAGAGAATGAGTTAGCAGTTGTAGGTGCTTTAGATGGAGAGCCTTTATTTGCTACTAAAGAAGAAGCTAAAATCTACGCAGAGATGTTTAAGAAATGTACGGGCTTCCATACTCATACAGTAAATGGTGTAGTTAGATATATGGCTTGTGATACTCACGAAGAAAGCGTAAAGAAAGAATACGTTGAAGATGAGTTTGGTAAAAAGAAAAAGAAATATACTAAAAAATACAAGTATGTAGAGTATGCTAGTTTTGTTAATAGACAAGCATTAGCTAAATATCCCTGGGACCAATGTATTAAGGATATGGTAAAAGAATATGGCAATAAAGAAAAGGCTGCAAAAGTATGTTCAGCTATAAAAAACAAGACAGTAAAACGCTAGTCCTGTGAACAATAATTAAAGTTTAATATTTATAAAAAAAGAATAACACTATGGCAAGTACACTAGAAAAAATCAAAACGCTTTTATCTACTAAAGAAGAAAGCAAAGAAACAAAAATGTATGCTGAAATGATACTAGATGATGGTAGGGTATTAGCTACTGAAGATGAGCAATTTATGATTGGCTCTGAAGTTTATGTAGTTGGAGATGATGGAGAGACAGAAAAATTATCAGCAGGGTCTTATACAATGGAAGATGGTGCTAAAATAACTGTTGATGACGATTCTAAAATTGTTGATTTAGGCGAAGAAAAGGAAGCTGAAGATGTAGAAGAAGCAAGTAAAGAAGAAATGGCTGACGCTGAAGATACTGATTGGGCTAAAACTTTTGAAGAAATGAAAGATAGAGTTGCTGCTTTAGAAAAAGAAGTATTCGGAGATAAGGCAGAAGAAGAAACAGAGGACTTATCTAAAGAAGAAGAAGAAGCTGTTAAAGAAGTTATTGAAGATGAAAAGGTAGAGATGTCTAAAGACTTAGTAAATAGCTTAGTTGAAGAAGTAGAACACTTAAAAGCTAAGGTTGTTGAACTAGAAAAAACACCAGGTGCTGAGGGTTTTAACCACACGCCTGAAAATAATACTAAATCGGAAAGTCCGAATTTAGCTACGATGTCTGCGAAAGAAAGAGCAGCATTTTACATTAATAATAAATAAATTTTTAAAAAATGGCGAATAATCAATACAATTTAAGTAAAGAATATCAGTTTGACATTAATGTTTCAGCTGATAATTACGTTGGAAAGTTAGCGTTGCCTTATGTAACTGCTGCAGTTAAAAGTCCTGACACAGTTGCTAAAGGTTATGTTAGAACAATAGACGGGCTAAATAAAGCTGCTAATATTTCAGGGCTTTCTTTATCCGACCCTATTCTTGCTGCAGCTTGTGATTTTAGTACAGCTAACACAGCAGCACTTACACAAACAATGCAAACACTAACGCTAACCGATTTAATGGTAAATGAGTCAGTATGTCGGTCAACAGTTTTCCCTACCTGGATTGGCGAAAATATGGACAGAAACGGAAACCTACCAAGTTCTTTTGAGGACTTCTTATTAGCTACTGTAGCAGGTAGAGCAGGACAGCAAATAGAAAATATGATATGGCAAGGGGCTTCTCCTTTTGGAACAGGCTTCCTATCAGATGACGGAACATTTGATGAAACAGGATTAGAAGCAAGTGCTTGTAAATCATTCTTTGAGGCTGATATTAGTGCTGTAACTGCTGCAAATGCAATTACTCAATTTGCTGCTTGTTATGATAAAGCAGTTGCACAATGTCCAGGAATATTATCAAAACCTGATATTGCTTTTTATGTAAACAATAAAACTTACGGTTTATATATTCAACAATTAGCAGGACAGGGAGC